GATGCTTTTTCCTGGTTTCTAGTTTCTCCAGATGTGGAAGTCTGCTGTTTGTCTTATTATGACGTTTAGCGTCTACCTTTGTTTTTGCGTCTATCTTTTTGCTAATTCATGGTATTAGTATCCTGAATTAATTTGGAGTGTGAGCACTTTGCTCACACTTCTTTTTCCTTAGAAATCATCCCAACCGACCAATTCGATTGAGATGTCTTCTTCGGATTCGTAAATATCGCTAACAAGTCCCACACTGTTTAATTTTCTCAGATTGGTGCGGAACGTGTTCTTATTGTAGTACTTAGACAGCTCAGTCCATGTAAAATTTATGCGATTGAGCTGGTCTTTTCTTTCCCACAAAAAGCAATATGCCTTGGCCAGTGGATCCATAACTTGATCCATAAATGGTTTTGGCGGCATAGCATGAAACTCTTGGCGGACCATCATATTTTTTCTCCTGTTTATAACAGACTTACTATCAGATATAAAATATTATGTTCAACTATTTTTTATAAAAAAAATTATTTGACATCTGATATGACAAAAGGCATACATAAATTCAAGGAGAAAAAATGCGAAAAATATGTCAAAAACTTCTATCCCCGATTTCATTTCGCGCTCGCATTCTGATCATGTATGCATTGGTAGCAATAACGATCCTTATAGTAACTACGATTTGCACGATTTAAAAAGGGTTTCTACATGCTATACACCTCATCCTCCGAAGCTACCTTCTGGCAGTATATGGAAAAAAGTACTTATTTTCATTATAATTTTATCGTTTTGTTTTTTTTTCTTTCATTTCTAATGTTATTCGGCCTTCAGTTAGCGTTTCAATATCCCTCTTTAGTCTTTTTCCAGGCATCAAATGTCCGTTTATTATGCGCGACATATATCGCTCATTTACCTCTAGCATTTCCGAAAATTCTTTCTGGGTTATTCCCTGTACAGCTAAAAACGCTTTCAAATTCATTGGGTTCTCCTTGTAATTATGAACATATGGTATACAGACTCAAACACATATTGTCAATAGGTTTGTTTTTTTGGCTGTTTGTTTTTTTTAACTTGATCTAAAATTGTCACTTTGGTTATATTTTGGAACTTAACAAACTAAAACAGGAGTTTCAAATGAGTAAAGAAAGTCAAAGATATGAAGCGTGGCTAAGGCATCAAAAAAGATGGGAAAACGAAAAACAAAATAAATAAGAACAGCAAGTAATTAAAAATCTACACATGATCTCCTCTTTATCAAAAGAGGAACAAACGCAAATTTACAAGACAATGCTTAAAAACGAGAAGAAAAGATGCATATAGACAAAGAACACGAGGAAATTGTCGTTGCTAAATTGCCAAAATGCATGTATTGCGATGATGATGCCCATTACGATGCTAAAACAATTTATGGATTTTGGGCTAATATGTGTTTTAAGCATTGGAAAGTTTATGCTTATTCGAAAAAACTTGGATTAGGCATTGGACAAAATTTAATAACAAAAAAATAGATGAATAAATTGAATGAAGCAGCAATCGAAACATTCGGTCCGCCAAGACGTTTTGAGAGATCGCTGCTACGGAAAGAATATCCGATTTGCTGCTTTCATTCAAGAGTTTTCCTTAAAAAACACATTAATCAATTCAAGGAGCTAGTATGAATAAAGTTTTAGCAATTAGAGAAGAAACATCCGTTTCAGCACACAATTTCAATCAAAGACAAATCGACATTCTTAAAAATTCTCTTTGTAAGGGGATTTCTAACGAAGAGTTTGAGATCTTCCTTATGGCATGTCATAAGACTCAATTAGACCCATTTATGCGCCAAATCTATGCTGTTAAACGTAAAAGTAAGAAGCCAGATGGTTCCTGGGGTGAGACCATGACAATACAGACTGGAATCGATGGCTATCGATTAATTGCAGAGCGCACTGAGCGTTATGCGCCAGGGGCTGAGCCTACGTATGTTACCGATACCAACGGAAATTTACTTTCTGCGACTGCATACATTAAGAAGCTCACTAAGGATGGCACTTGGCATACTGTATCTGCCAGTGCATATCTAGATGAATATTGCCAGACTTTTACTGATAAAAGTACTGGCGAGAAAAAACCTACAGGAATGTGGATAAATATGCCTAAAACAATGTTAGCCAAATGCGCAGAAGCTCAGGCTTTAAGAAAAGCGTTTCCTGCTGAAATGTCTGGTGTTTATACAAAAGAAGAAATGCAGCAAGCAGAAGTTGAAGATTTGACTCCAAAAATTAGTCTTGAACAAGCTGCAGAATTACAAATGATATTAGAAGAATGCGACCAAAGATATAAAACATGGGTATACGATTATCTAAAAAAACAATACAAAACAGATAACCTCTCAGAATTGCCTCTAGATATATATGATCGCATGAAAAATGCTGCTATTAAGAATATGGAACAGAATCATCAAAAACAAAGAGCTGTTGAACCTGAACTTATAACTGCTGAGGTTTAATGACTACAGAAGATGTTATTAGAGAAGTTCAAGAAACCGCTGGTGAATGGCTAGAAATGAGTGAAGCTCCTGCAACATTAGTTGCAGGAATATTAGCAAATAGAGTTATTAAGCTTGAGAATCATATTAAATATTTAGAAAAGAGGTTACAATGTCAGCAGAATGTCAAGAATTTCAATTAGAACAAGGAACTCAAGAGTGGCTTGAGTTTCGCAGACACAAAATTACAGCAACCGATGCATGCATTATTATGGGCACATCTCATTGGAAGACTAAAATTCAGCTCTACCACGAGAAAAAAGATCCTAATTATCGATCTACAGTAAACGACAGGATGCAAAGAGGAACTGATCTTGAGCCCTTAGCTAGGGAGTTATTTTATGCAAAGACAGGCCATAAAATGTTTCCAAAAGTTATCGTCAAAGATTGGGCTATGGCTTCTTTAGATGGCATCAACGATTTCAATGAAATCTTAGAAATTAAATGTCCTGGTGATAAAGATCATCAAATAGCTCTTAATGGAAAAATCCCAAAGCATTATTACCCACAGCTTCAACATCAAATGTATGTTTGTGATGCAGAAAAGGCTTTCTATTTCAGCTTTGACGGATTTGATGGGGTTACAGTTGAAGTCCCGCGAGATGATGCTTACATCGCTAAAATGATTGAAGAAGAAAAAAAATTCTACGAATGTTTAATTAATAACATTCCTCCTGAGCCGAGCGAAGAAGATTATATTGAAAGGAGTGATGAACTATGGGAACAGTGCGCTTTACAATACAGATTTGTGAACGAAAGTATCAAAGAGTTAGAAAAACGAGAAGAGGATTTAAGAAAGCAGTTAATTTTTTTAAGTGGCGAGTCAAACTCGAAGGGTGGCGGTATATCACTTTGCCAAATCAATAGGAAAGGAAATGTGGATTATTCCCAAATACCTGAGCTTAAAGGTGTGGATCTTGATCAATACAGGAAAAATTCTACTAACAGCTGGAGAATCACATGTGCTTCATAGACTACATTTTGATGGCCATTATTCAATTGTTTAAATTTATAGCAATGGTTTTTATAACTACAATGGCTGTATGCTTTGTTCTTGTTAAATTGGGATTAATGCGGTAAACAAGAAAGGGCACAGTAGGAGGCTACTGTGCCCACATTAACAAGGGTTCACCATGAAAAAAATTCTACTTCAATCTGTTTTTAATGTTTATGGTGTTTTTTAACAAGCTTTATGTTTCATCTTTTTGCCTTTTTCTACAAGCTTGTCGCGTTTCTTATCCGCTTTCATCAATGACTTTTCCTCATGAAGCAGCTTAGAAGTGCCTTTCTCAAGTTTCTTTATCTTTTTATCCATTTGTTGGTTCCTCTGTCGGTGCTTCTGTCTTATCTTTTTGCGATTGTAAAAGCTCGCACAATGCATCGATGGATGCATTTTTAGAATCAGCGTCTTTCAAAAAATCAGCTCTTAAAATATTTACAATATTTGCAGCATGATTCATTAGAGCAGCCATATGTCCTAGTTGAAATTCGGCTTTAAAAAACCCTGATAATTTATCTAACATCATTTTTTCCTTTGTTTTTTTGGGATATTAACACCCGATTTTCTAGCGATGTTTAAAGCGATAGCAACAGCTTGTTTATGTGGATGATTTTTTTCTTCCTCTTTAATATTTTTTCCTATATTTTTTTTACCTTTAAGGAGTGGCATGTTAAAGTCCTTTTTGCTTTTAGTGTCGGCTTCACCATAGTTAAAATAATTTTTTTATAGCAATAAGTTTTTACTAAAATGTTAAATTTTTTCTTTCTGTTGTTTGTCTGTTTCAGAAGTGTCATGTTTTGGAGATATAATCTCTGCAATCTCTTCTTTCACTATAACTTCTGCTGCCTGATACAACATGGGCAATGCTTGGCAAGATGTGAGCAATATGAAAAATGGGAGAAGAATAAATTTTATCATAATTTTGCCTTTTCAAATTGTTTTCTAGTTTTTTTGTCTTTAACCATGTTACCGAGGCGTTGTTAAAATTTGTGTGAGATACATTAGATCCACCTGAATGGTGCTTGCGGCAATAGTTCCAGCACCAAAAATAACGTTTAGATAAGGTAGAATTCCAGATGTTGGAATGTTAGTTGTTATAGTTCCCAGCGATGTTCCATCGACTGAAAATGCAACGGAGGAAGCATTTGCATTTACTGTTATATTTACGTTATGCCAACCTAATGTCACTGCAACAGAGCTATTACTATTTGTAGCTGTTGAAGAAGATGCAGTATTGAATGTCCAATTTCCTGAATTTAATGCGTCTGAATATTGAACCCAACAACCATTTGTCGCCGCTGCTGCGGATGTAGTATCGGATATTCCAACTGCAAGCGTATATGAATTTGTAGCATTTGAAAGTGTTGCAATATTAAATACCCAATTTAATGAAAGAACTCCTCCCCCTAATAAAAATGCACCCAATTTAAATGTTGTTGCAGCTAATATCATAGATCTTACACCTGAAGTCATCGATGTATTTACAATGATACCAGGATGTGATATTGAACCCGCTGCGCCTAATGCCCAACCGGAATTTGCTATAGTCCATGGCAAACTTCCCTGTAATTGAGTGGCTACTATAGTATCAACAAAAAAATCTTCAAATAAATTTACAACTGCATTAGGAGCAAAAGATAGAGAGGGAAGAGTAGATTCTGAAACTGCTCCTAATTGCCCTGAAGTACTATCAACAGTTACTAACTGACTATTAGATGTTGTTACACCTATAATTCCAGCCACAAAAGCTTTATTCTGCTGTCCTGATCCAGATCCTTGATTTCCAAGCCGCATTACATTTGATTCACCAGCCACACCTATATTGTTTAAAAGGACATTATTTGATTCTGTAGTTGTATATAGTGTTCCTGCTCCGTTCCCTAGGGCAAGATTGAAATTCCCTTCACAACTCAGCAATGCGCTAGCCCCTACAGCTGTATTTCCTGATGCTAATGTCAAACCAGCCTGAAATCCTACTAATGTATTACTGTTACCAGATAAAGAAGTCCCTGCATTAAATCCAACAGCTACATTTGCACTTTCATCGGGGGAAGAATTTGCCATCGCGCCATATCCTAACGCAGTATTTTGATTTCCTGTATGCAAGTTTGAAAGTGCTGTACTTCCTAAAGAGGTATTTTGAATTCCCGATGTTATTGAACCATCTGAACCTAATAAAAGATTAGATAAACCAAAATCTAAAGTTTCGGTACCTGTTGTGCCTTTAAATTGTGGTGTGGCATTCGCTGTTAAAAAATTAAAGTTATGAGCAATTGCAGATTCAGGTACTCCGTCATTTCCTGTGATTGTTTCTAATACAGTAGGTGGTAAACCTCCTGCAGTTGGAGATTTATATATTTGACTCATAATTCTCCTATAAATTTATGTAGGTATAAGAAATTGAAAAGTTTCCAAGAGCAGCACCATTCCCATAAAAGATGGTGCCCTTAGGCCATGTGTAACAATCCCCATCCAAAATCAAAGCCTCACCTGCAGTAAAAGTTTTCCATTGTACTTGATTCCCTACTCCGCCAACATCAATTGATAAAACTACTGAACCAGTGCTTTGGTTATCTAAAATTAATTTAACAGGAACTCGTAAAAGAGTTCCTATTGCGACATTACTTCCAGTCATTGCAGCTATAAGTTCTGGTGCTGGAAGTGATTGTTGATGAAAAATATAAGGTAATAGGCTCATATGGAACTCCTAGGTTAATGTGATAGTTCCGCTGTTGTCTTGTATTACCCATGTCGTGTTGGCTACAACGCACATAATTTTCATACATTGAGCTGCTGCTGCTGCTGAAGACGCATTTCCTGTCGTGACAGTAGAAGATCCAGCTGGCCCCCAAATAATTTGACCGGTGGTATACGTTACTTTCCATCCCCCTGTATTTAGCGCACTTCCTACTATGCTGATTATGCTTCCTACAGCTGCAGTAGTAGGTAACGTAAATGTGGTTTGTCCTACTGCATTTGCTATGTAGTTAGTGTTTACTACCATCGCTTGGCTTGTTCCTGCCACAGGAGTAACTGTTAACTGGGGGGTTGCTGTTTGAAACGTAGGGTCAGCAGAAGAACCATTGGACACTAGAAATTGTCCAGCACTTCCTGTAGCAGTAGCTACAATCGATCCTGTTCCTTCACCAATTAAAACCCCATGGGCTGTGTAGGTAGCAGGTGTATAAGGCCCGATCAAAGAAAGAACTACCGATCCGACATTTGGTGTTGCGAGAATCTGATTAGCAGTCCCTGTAATAGATGAAACACCGAATGATGTATTAGGTATTTCGTACCAAATTCCAGCACCGATAGTGTAATATTGAACTGCAGGATTTACACTATTGTCTTGCCAGCGCGTGCCTGGATTATAGATGTCTTGAGTTGTTGGTGCTCGCAGTGGAGTACCAAGAAATTGAGGATAAACAAAAGCGTCGACCCCTGTCGCGAATGGGGTTCCTTGAGCGGTATTTCCTAAAGCTGCGGTCATAATGCCTCCATAGCATATTTAAAAAGGTTTTAATATACTTTTTACGGAGGCGATCTCGTATACAGCCAAGGGCGCGACCCTCATTTTTCGCTAATCTAAATTTATCAATTAATTATTTTAAAAGCTATAGAATTTAAGCAACTCTTTGAAATGGGAAACCACCAGCGCGAATTAGGTGGTACATAGCAGCTCCCATGCTTGGATATTTACCCTTCCACCAACTTCCCCATTTATTTTTGCCATCTGTTTTAGCAGGTATTGCGCCTTTGCTAAAGATTTCAAAAATGTTTGGGGGAACATTTTCGTATTGATAGATTGGACCATTTCTATTTGGATGTTTTCCAAGAAAGCGGACATACATTCTTCCAGATTTATCGTCATAAGCAAAGCCTTCGACATTGCTTGATGGCATGGATGGTTGCAAGTCTGGCGGTTCTTCTGGAGGTTCTGGTGGAGCGGAGCCTCTTAATGCTTCGATGCGATTATAAAGCAATTCCAATGTTTGAGCGACTGCACCTTGCAGTTCATCCGACATTTCTTCACCGGATTCAATCATTAATTGAATAGCTTGAAGCAGATCCTTCATCAATTCTTCTAGCTCTTCTAGCTCTTCTAACTCCATTAACCACCTAACTTCTGATTAATTTTCTGTAAAATTGCTTGAAATGCTTGTGCACCTTGTCCTTGGCTTTGCGGTTGTTGCATTGGTTGAGGTGCTTCTTGTTGTGGTTGTTGTGGTGCGCCTTGTCCTCCTCCATAAATCGATTGAACTAATTGAGACCAGTTAGTTTTATGTTCTTTCTCTATTTTACGAATAGTAGGCTCAAATGGATTCCCATTTTCAAAAAGAGCAAGAGCTGCCGCTCTTATCGGATCTTCTCCTGCTTTAATTTTTTCAGAAAGAAAAGAATTTAATTCTGGAGAATGTTGCTCAATAATATTTCGATGATCTTTAGGCTCTTGCGATTTTTCAACCTTGTCTCCTAAAAATTCCCTAATTTCATCAGATGAATATCCCTCATCAATAGCTCCTTGAATAAACTTCCCGAATCTGGGATCTATCTTGCTTAGTCCTTTTTGCAAAAGATCATCAGGCACATATTTATTTATTAAAGATCCGACTGCGGGAATTAATTTGCCCAATGCTTTGCTTCCTGCACTTGCTATTCCACCTCCGAGTGCGGTTAAACCAGCATGTTTTAATAAGTGAAGAGGGGTTTCCTGTCCTGATCTAATCGCTTCTGCTGCTTTATGATAAGGTTGCATTTTACTTCACTCCGGAAAAAGATTTTAGCCACCAATCATTTAACCATCCAAAAAACCCTGGCTGTGGTTTTTTTAATTCGTCTCTCTGATGAGTCGAAAGATTTAATCCATTATTTTCATCTAGCAGATAGTCTTTCCATCCTTGGGAATCATAACCTTTTTGATCTAATTCATAGGCTATAGATAAAGGACTACCTTCCAGTCCCATTGCTTTTGCTAATCTCGGGAAAACATTCATGCTTAATTTTTTTTGATCTTTATTTTTTCCTGCTCCAAATCCAATACCGGCAAGTCCTGGTATTCCTGGTACTTTTTCTAACTTAGGTTTAATATTTGGAAGATTTTTTAATTCGTCATTTAATGGTTTTATATCGCTAACAGGATACATAGTTGCGTAGGCAAATTGAGGAGTAACATTATTTTCGGCTATCATTGAATCTGCTGCTTCTTTCTGAAATTTCTGTTGCCTAGCATCTTGTTGAAGCCCTTTAATTGAACTTAATAGTTCCTTAGGACTATTCAAAATTAATCCCATACCTCCCCATGAACGAATGTTGGCAAAAGATTTGGATATAGCATCGGCTTCTTTTCCGTATTTGACTTTAGCTTGGTCAGGAGATAATTTTTTACTTGTTACATCATCGACTGCATCCTGTTGTAGTCGGCTAAGTAATGTCCCCGGCAAAGTTGCTCCAACAGTCGCTATCTCATTCTTTAATTTTCCTTCCGCTGTGTTTTGGACAGCTTCTTCAAGCTCTCTTTTGCCTAATTTTGCATTCGATTGTTGAATATTACCATTGATTTGATTTGCTACTGCCTGCCTTGCAGATTCTATATTAGGATAAACTTGAGGTTCTGCTGCCATCAATTTTCTAGCTAATTGCTCTTGTTCAGGACCAGAAGGCGGAATATAAGGATTTAAAGCGGCTTCAGTGCTTGCTGTAGTTGTTGCTGAAGGGGTACCATTCCCACGTTCATCAAACACATTAAACGGTTGCGTAGGAGCTGCTGGTTGATTTCCTTGATTCGTGCTGTTTATAATTGCTTGCTGTCTTAATAGATTTGTTCCACTTTCTATCATTTGGGGTGTTATTCCCGGCGTGGCAGCTAAACCAGCAAATTGCTGAAAAGGACTTAGATCTTTTTGTTCACCCAATTCTTTCAACCCAGCAGCTAGTCTGCCTCTTTCGATTTCCTTCGGTAAAGATTCAGAGATTCCTCTTCCTAGTCCAGTTCCAACCCGTCCAAAAATACTCGGTTGTTCAATATTGATTGTTCGATTAATTCCACTTTTAGACATTATTACCCCCTTATTTGTGGGTTGGCTTGAGGACTTCCATTGCCATAAGGACTTGTATTTGCGCCCACTTTGTTACCTTTTCCTCCAAACCAACTACCTACACCACCACCTATGGCTCCTCCAATTGGCCCCCCTACTGCCGTTCCTACGGCCGTGCCAACTGCTGGAGCTACAGATGATAAAAAGCCTTCTGTGCCAGGCTGCTCATAATTTTGCTGGAAGTTTTGTAGTCCTAACTGCCCTATATTACTTAATCCTTGTGCGCCTGCCTGTCTTAAATTAGCTCTAATAGCTCCTAATCTTTCGGAAAGATCAACACCACCTTGGACTTGAGCATTTCTAAATCCTGAGCTACTTAATCCTCCAGATCCCATTCCAGCAAACTGCTCCGAAATTCCTGGAACAATATCTTCATTATATTGCCTCAATTGAGGAGCGGCAAATGCATTAAAGTCCGCACTATCATCGCTTAATAAATTACGATAATAATCAGCAGCAGTTCCGAACGCGCCACCGGCACCTTCTTGCTGTCCTGCTTGAACCAATTGATTAGACAATTCCTCTTGATCTGGTCGTAAATTAGAAACTTGATTAATTTTCCCAGGAGTTCCCGTAATAAATTCGCTAGCTTTTTTGTTCCATTTTTTCGGTGCTAATCCAAGCCAGCCCAAACTTAATCCCCCCATATAGCCTCCTATAGTTCCTGTATGTATTCAATCACTGCCCAAGCTCTTGTATAAGCAGCAGCCACAGTAATAATAATATTTGTCGACGTATAACTTATTGTATCTGTGCCATTGGGTATTGGTTCGCCGGTTAATGCTGTTGCATTGGTTGCTGCTCCAAAAAGCTGTATCAAACTAAAATTTGCATCAACAGTAATTCCATGTGGTTGAGTATTGACACCTATTGTTAATCCAGGAAAAGTAATCACTTTTCGCAAAATTGTACGAAATTGCTGTGATGATCCACCTTCTGCTGCAATATTCAACCCTGGAATAAACGATTTTCCAGACAGTAATTCCTGATCTAAGAAAAAACCTATCTCCCTAACGTTCACAGCGTTAGCTAATCTTTTAAATTGTTCCACTATGAAAGCTCTCAAATCTTTTGGATCATCGGGAGCTACATCATAAACTGGAACATAACTTTCTAAATTTTGACTATCGATTGGAATTGTCATATACCTATCGCCATCCAATATATTGCTGTTGATCCTGCACTTGAAGAAAGATAACCAAATTTCGTCGCTGATGGTGCTGGATTTGATCCACTTGCAGTTCCATCATCTACTGAAAGACTTTGGTTACCTGAATCTCTTAAAAGGGTTAATTGAATCATAAATGGAGGACCTCCAGGAAATGCAATCGGAAATGTGATCTGGCCCTTATTCCCAGGACTCGTTTTTTTTCCATATTGTAAAATTAAACCCCCTGGCAGAAAAGTAGCCCCATTACCTGTTACTATAGGAGCAAAATTTCGAGTTAAGGGGACATTAATCGTCGATGGAGTTGAATTTACAAATTGATAAAACAATTGTTGCGAAGTACTTATTCCATCATTATTTGTTTTGGCATAAAGATTGCCGTAACCTGGTGTTGCAGTCACCGAACTTTGAGGAACTAAATGTAATGCTGTATGATATCCGTTGGGAGGACTTCCTGATGTATTTGTCAATGGGACATGATCGACATTAAACTGACTATTTAAAGACGAAAAGTTACCCTGAATATTTAAATAGTCTTGGTTTAATGGAACTGAACCAGTTGGAATTCCAGGTTGATAAGGCATATTCTCTCCTAAAATTGAGTAATTCGTCCTGCTTTTCTAATCCATAAAATTTGAGCATCAATTTGCACTTCTAGTTGTTGCTCTGTTCCAGCCATTTGCGCATTCGAAAATGTATATTGAAGTGTTATAAAGTTAGCTCTAGTTGGACAAAAAACTCGTTGCCAAAACTTAGTTCCTTGAGGAGCTACAGCAAATTCTGATGGGGAAGTAGGCACTATAGTATTAAAAAAAGTATCTGGAGTTTCTGGTGTCACTCCAAAGATCTGATTATTGTATAAAGTATTTGAAGGTGTAACATCGTCATAGTTTAAATAAACGTTTAATGAAATGGCTCCATTAGCAATTGCATCCATTAATATGTCCAAATAACCCATTTGAATATTTTGACCTTCATCCAAAAAGTTAAATTTCTTGCTAGTGACATAAAAATTTTCGCGGATGTTGATTAATCCTCCACCTACATAAGTTCCTGTGATTGTAGAAATGACAGGAAGATTAAATTGATTATTAACAGAATTAAATGAATTAAGTGTGAAAGTATTTTGGTCAACAACCGAGATGGCATAAATTCCTGCATTAAGATCTGATCCAGGAGTAGTCGCCAAAATTCCACTAATTCCAATAACAAAACCATCTTGCATGTTATGATTTGGACTTGTGATAATTGTAGCATTCCCACCGGAAGTGACAATATTGGAAATAAACAGACTAACATCATTCACAGTATCTTGATCTAGTTGTTCAATAAAACCTTGCTGATTTCCGGCAACAATAAGCGCATCTTCAACGTCATCATCTAGCCATGTTTGTTCATATTGTTGCCAAGTTTGTGTGATTTGCAACCAGTTAGGACTGCTTTGAAGTTGAAAAGTTCCTAATGTCGTTAATGAATCATTAAAAATCGCCCATGAATCATTTTCATAGTTGTAAACTAGCCTTGCTGTCGGGAATATCCATTTTGAATTTCCTATGTTTGGATAATAAGCAACTAACGGAATAGTCCAATATGCTAAGCGGTTAGGGAAATCTCTAATACCATGAACTCTAGAAACTCCATTATTTAAAGAATTGAATTGATAAACAAAATCAGGAATCTTGATATCCATCCTTTCAGATTTATAACTGTCACATTCTACTATTCCCTTATCCCCTATTCCCACCAATGATGTGTCAAATTGAATGGCTGAAAATGTCCCTTCTGAACCAAGCTCACTATTAATTCTCTCAATTTGAAAAGGGGCAATTGAGCGACCCGTATAGCGTAACTGCCAAGTTGAACGCTCACAATAAATAACCAAGTTATCCCTAACAAAACCGATTGAAACAATATCTTCAGAAGTAGGAATATCAAGAAATCCTCCTTGTCCTCTTATATCATCCCTCCACGATCCTTTTGCCGGCGGACCTGCAGCAAAGGCGATAAAAGGGTTTCCTATAGTTGACCATCTGATTCTATTAGAAAAATTTTGCGCACTTGTTGCACTAATTCCTTCCCATGTATTAAAAACCACCATCCTTCCCCTAAAGGGAAGATTGCAAAGCCAGTTAGTTAGCCATGTTGGCCCTGCATCTATTTGTGCCCAAGGAGAATTAGTAGCTGGTAATGTATCATTATAAAAATTTAACCATGTTGTTCCATCTGTAATTCTTGGTGGATCTGCAGTAACACCAGAAGTACCACTTCCATTTGTTTCCCAAAATAACTTAATTCCAGAAGTTGTAAAATTTACACCATCACTGACCCAGTAATTTGTTGACCAAAAAAAATTGGTTCCAGTAACGTCTTCTCCAGCCGCATTCCATGTGGTTCCAGGAATGAACTCCTGAAATTGCATGGTTGTTCCATTATAAATATATGCATAATCTTGATCGAAAAATATTGTCTGATCGTTTGCGCTATCTTGAAGTTCTCTTGTTCTAATACCCATTACTGGCAGTCCAGGGAAATATTGAACTGCTGTTGTGGCATTAGATCCAGTTATTGTTAAGACCCCCGTTGTGCGATTCAGCGTTGCAGTTCCAGGCCCACTGGACAACAGATTAATGGGGTTAGTTGCGCCTGTAGGATCAGGATCATTAAATAGATTTGTTCCGACTATAAATGATGCAATACCAGGTTGTATCGGTTGAGGAGAAATTGTTATAGTCGCATTCCCAGATCCGTTTGTTGTTCCTATATTTCTTTGAAGTCTGCCAAGTAGCTGGAAACCTTTCTTTCTTTTAATGCGTTCACGCCATACGTAAGCATTTTGCAAAATAGGATAGGCATCATCCGGCAATAAGAAGTTTTCCCTGTTTTGGACTAAACCTGTTTGCATCCCTGTGATTTTTAAAGGTGAATATCCTGCCATTAAAATCCCTGCCCTATACCCCATCCACCACCTGAGCAATTTCCATAATTGGTACTATTGAATAGAGTAATATTTGGTTGCTGAATTTCTTCTACGGCTTGGCGTTCTAAAACCATGGCTTCTTGGCGTTTAAAGCCCTCCATGAGGTTTTGTACTCCTTCCATATCTTGCCTATCTCGTAAAATCTCCATTGCAGCCCCATAAGCAATGTATTGCGCCCACTGATTTAGAATAGGGTGATCAGTAGACATCATAAATTGAGTTGGAGTCATAAATGTCTCAACCTCAACAAGATAGACGTTATCTGGCACAGGACGAATTGTAAACTCATTATTCCAAAATAATAGGTTATAAGGTCGTCCAACTTGATAAGTAGCAACCCATATGTTAAGATTGGATCCGGCTTGTATAGGCACAGGAATCAAAAAATTTATTTGCGTGGTAACATAATTTACCGTTCCACAATATTGAGGAGTTAAAGTAGTGGGTGGATATGTTTTATATGATGATGGAGGTGGTGGTGGATTCGAATTAGCATTAACTTGACCTCCCAATGGGGAAAGGACTGGAATTGCAGGTTGTTGAGTATTGGTTGAATCTAGATAAACATTGTTACCAACAGTATTTTGTTGAATAAAAAGCAATTGACCAAAAGTGCTATTGTTTCCTATGCCAAAAGAGCTTACAGTAGCTCCACCATCATCAATAACTCTAATTGGATTTCCATTTTGATCTATTCCTCCAATTACTACCTGCGTGCTTAATATTCCAAAGTTAGGTTGAGGAAATGGATTAACATTATTGCCAAAAAGAGAGAAAGAAAAAGTATTATTCGAAGTCCAAGTTCCGCCGGAGGTATAAGGAGTAAAACTAGTATTATCAACACCATTAAGCGTAAAATTATCTGAATCTATAACTGTAACCGTATAAGAATTGCCATTTAACTCAATCATTCCCCCAACATTCTCAATTGTTATAATTGAGCCTGTGCGTAAGTCGTTATTTGGAGATGTTATTTGTGTTGGATTAGATGGTTGAAGAATAGCAGTTATATTTCCTCCTAATCCAGCTCCCTGTTGAAATTGCGTTGGATATCTAGGGTACAAATTATAAAGTTGATCTCTATTTTTAAAGAAGTTTCCTTGAATTCCTTCAAAATAAACAGGAGCTCTAAATCCCTGACAATTGTTGACATCCACTGGATAACGGTCAACGTTTGGAATTGTCAGGAATTTATAAACACTTCGCTGCTGATCTATTTTTATCGAATATGGAAAATCATTATTATAAAAAGTATTAACAGCTTGTTGAATGTCGAGGCTGCTTAAAGCAGCAGAACTTGCCGATGCAGTCAAACGCCTAACTTTTTTTTCTATTTGAGTATAGGTCGAATCAGCCTGAACAACCGGAGTCATTTATTACCTCTTTAATTAAAACCCTGCTGCAACAAATTTGTGAAGCCATTCTCCCTCTTGATCATCTTCAATAGGTGCTCCAGTGCGCTGAACATTTTCACCGTCCACACTTACGAGGCCACTTCTTTTTGGAATAACTTTATTTTTATCATTTACCTCTTTGACAAGACCTAAAGGCACTTCGTATGTTTTTCCAGGAATAAAATGCCAAATTTCAATTGGCTCTCCAGATCCGAGGCAAAAAGGTTTTGTTAGACGCTCATGTTTGCCTCTCGAATTGAGATACTCGGCTTTTACTACTTTTGCGTTTTCTTTCTTCTGGGCTTCCATCTCTTTTTTGTGTTCTGGTTTGAAATGTTTAAACTCATCAAACGGGACACAATTCGTTAAAGTGTTGATTAGACCGTGCATTTCACCGCCTGCGGTGCATAGAGTTATCTGTTTTTTGTTCATTGTTAATTTCCTATGTTGTTTAGTGATTGGAACGGAACTTGATCCGTTTGATTATTATATTCTAAATTTTTTGAACCTGCTGGAGCGATAGAAGCTGGCTGTTCGACATTTCCAGAGGGAATAACAAAAGCATCAAATCCGCTAGAATCAAGAGATAGTGTAAAATTTGATCCGTCAATAGATAGAATAGTTCCTATAAGTCCATTAGCCTGATACATTCCATATGTTATTGGAACTAATAACTTGACATTCATGCCAGGGATATAAGTATTTGCTTCTGTAGTTGGATTGCCTATTTGTACAGTAATAATCATAGGGGTAGATTGCGTGATCGCTGTGATCAGCAAAGAGCTTGGTATTTGAATCACTGGCGGTAAATAGTTATTAGCCATCGTTTCCTTAATAAAAGAGTAGGGACACATCGTCCCTACTCGTTTGTAGATCATTTTCCCGACGTCAGAAAAATGATTCTAGCATTAGCTAGGAACAGGTGCGTTGATCGTTCCTGTTTCCATTTTGTAGGCTTGCCATACAATCGTTTCATTCGCCTGTCCAGCGGGAGAATTTACTCCTGTTGGCAAATACATATATGGGATGAAAATTCCTGTATGGAATGGAATCTGATTAAAATTGTACCCAGTTTGAACTCCTGTGATGGGATTAAATTGAGTAGATTGACCGGCTGGGGCAATCGTTGCAAATAGTTGAGTCGTAGGAGATCCACTACTTGCTGGAAATGCAAATGCCGTATAGTTTGTTGTATTAAGGTTGATCGTGAAGTTATAAGCATCCACGATTGAAGTAACAACAACAGGCAAGTTTTGAGGCTGGTAGAAGTTATTTAATTGAACCATTCCAAAAGATGCTGGCACGGTAAATTCAAATTTTTGTCCTAAATAAACACTGTTTGCTTGAGAAACTGTTACTTGAGCTTGAACAGCCTGAGTAACAGCAGTAACAAACAGGAAGCTAGGTTCAACTGGTGTGAATTGATTAACTCTTCGAACCTGAAATGATGTCGCTCCTGCAGAGAAACCTGACGCATTTAAGCCTAAGAGGGTAAATCCTGACCCTGAAACGCTAGAGATTGTAAATGTCATTCCACTGATTTGCTGCATTCCGACTGCATTATAAATAACAACCGTATCCCCCTCAGAATAAGTGTTTGTTACAGAAGCAACAGCGGGATTAGCATTAGTAATGGTAGTGCCGGTTAAAGCAGCTTGAGGAGGCGGAAAACCGGTTACATATGTAAAGCCATTTGCACTCCCATTAGCAAACGATTCAATAGAAATCGCATCTCCGGAGGATTTCGACCATTTAAGACCATCATTATTAGCAGTTAAACCACCCCCATACCATTCGCCCCTCACACAACCTGTTGTTGAAGCAAGAGCCATTTTTGTTAGGTTAGTCGTGACAAAATAATCAGCACCACTTGGAAGTGGTATAATTTGGTTAACAGCAGTTGACGGCTGCTTAAAAGTACCTTGTGTAACAATAGTAAAAGCCATGGGATCCTCCTATGAAGGTTGGAATGTTGTTACGTTCAAACCAGAGATCCAGTTTTGATTTGTGATAGCTCTTGCAATCGCAAACTTGGCATATAACTGGCTGTTCTGAGCTACAGAAGAAACTACCCATGGAGGACGATATCCTATGACTGCTGTGAAGTTATTCTGCTCGATTTTCGCAGCAGATTCTAAGCCGTACATTGGGATGGTATAGATAGTATTTCCTTTTAGTGAGATCCCAGGAGTTCTTGCAGCCTTAGAGCTAACAAAGAAACGGAATCTTGAAATGGAGCAATACTCTTCTGGCCTAATGCCTTCTTGTGTCGGATATGCTGATTTTAGAAGCACGCCTTGGACTTTTTGAAGATCAGCAGCCAAATTAGTATTTGCAAGTGCAATAAAAGCATCTCGAACTCCACCAGTCGCGAATTTTAGGGTGGCCTCCAAGTTGGTGAGCATCGAGCGAGCATCATTGCCAAGTAAAATATTTTCTATGTTGTTTACATCGTTCAAAGAAATATTTGACGGCTGGTCCGCGTTTAGGCCCCCAGTGGCGTTTAGATAACTAACTGAACTAGAGAATAAATCCCTCATTAATAAATCTTCCTTCTCCCTTAACCATTGGCCAAGTAAAGCTGTAAACTTAGTTAATGTTTTGCTATTCTCCCATAATACTACTTGTTCGTTAGTTACTATTGATTTAGCGTAGATTTCCATAGTAGCGTCAATATCGGTACGAACTGGAACTTCTGACGCTGGGTCAATGCCTGAGCCATCAAGTTGACCGCCTTCAGTAGAAAGACGCTCGAAACGAGACATACGAGTTGTTTTACCCACATAGCTTTCAGCATGGTGTAAATCAACGCCAAAAGAGTGAATCAAATTAAACATTGGAGTGGAAAGTAGGTCTTCAGAAGCTTGGACGGGCAATTCCGGAGCCATGTTCTGAATGCCTGTAATCCCTGTAGAGAATGACATAATTTTTCCTCGTGTAAGTGAAATTGTTTCTCGGTTGACGAAACCTATTCAGTCTTACGTTGGCGAGGCGTGCATTCAGCCAGGGAGTCGGCTAGCGAGGCCGACCATATATCGCTTTCTTCACTTTATCAAATATTTTTTTTAATTACAAATCAATTCGATAATCGCTTTTATATGCCTTTGTGTTTCTCAAGTTGTTTTTCGTTATATTGCTGTTGCGCCCATTTGTAAAATTTTACCAAAATATGCTCAGCTATTTTTTTAATAAGTTGGTTTTGATGATATTGATATTGGTCAGGACTGCCACAAATGATCATTGTGGACTTTTTGTAAGCCTCAAATATCTACTTTATGCTCTCGAGTTCCGCATTGTCCATCCGTATTTCCTTTTTTAAAATAAGTTGTCATTTTGTAAACGTCATCGACTATAGATGTGGAGACGTCGATATAAAACAACTCTTCATGAAGTTGATTCCACGCTTGGGCAAAGTCTATTATTTCGAGAAAATCTCCGTAATTTTCACCAAAAGCCCACGCTGCGAACTCTTCCACTTCATCTTCAGGTAAGAACTTATCTACTATATCCCGCAAACCATAAGGGACTAAGGTTCCTCTAGGCATCCACATTCTGGGATTCCTTGTGCTTTTTATAAAAATCATCCCAATGTTGATGACATATCGAATGCAAACAACCGGCCATAAAAGCTGCCTCTATTAAATCTCCGGTGTTATGGTTAATTAATAATCGGGAAATTTGTTTGATTTTTTCCCTTAAGAACTCAAATTCATAAGCCATTTTTTCATTATCCATTGCCAACTCCTTTCAATGATGCCTGCATTCTTGCCCAATTAGCTGCTTTTCTTTCTTCCGAAAGAATATGAGCAGATGTTGGCGGTGATGGCTGTGCTAAGGTAGGAGAAGAAATAGATCTAGGTTTATTTTGGTTGATATCTGCTTTAGCGAGTTCTTTTTTTGCTGTGGTGTTATTAGGAACTAATTTTTTGATAGCGTGATAGATATCATGCCATTTGTCATACCCATCTTGTAAACGTCCTAAAGGTCGTGCAATTTCTGGATAATGATAGTCTAAATAGTCTCGGTTCTCTTGTGAAATAACATGATGGAAATCAGGCAAGTCACGTGCTAAACGAGTAGGATACTCTTGCATCTCTCTTTCCATTCGAGTTCTTTCAGCAATTGCCTCTCGTTGAGCAATGATTGCATTGACTTTTTTCTCGATCTTTTGATCTTCATTTTCTTCTGTAAGTTCCACATATTGGTGCTGCTGATATGCTGATGGGGTAATAGATTTAGCCGAGAAAGTAGCTTCCAACGCTGCCTTAAGAGCCGCAGCCTCAGCTTCTTTTTCTGCTGCTCGTTTTTCTGCTGCTTCTCTTTCGAGTCTGTCTTTTTTTCTTCCTTCCCGGAAAGCTTTAAAGTTTTCATCGTTTTGTTTGTCTTGCGATTGTTGGGTCAAATTTGGGTCAACACTTGGGTCAATTTGCACTTGTTTTAAAGTATCTTCTTGACTATTTTCTGGGGCAATAACTGTCATAAGGAGTCTCCTATATGTTTAATGCATCAAAATCTAATGTAAAGAAAAAAATTGAAAAGAGCAAAGAAAATGATTTAAGACAACATGAACATGAAAAAATGATTGAGAAACTAAGGGAAGAGCTTTTTCAAAAATTTCAAGATTATAAAACTACTTTGAATTATATGGCGACTGACGCACCTATAGAAATTCTATGCCTGCCGACTTCTATTGAAAAAGCATTACTCGAGCACGGACTGATCAGAATCTACGACCTTTTTGATGTGGACTTTACTAAAGTCAAAGGGCTCGGAGTCACTCGCATCAGGCACTTGACAACCTGCTTGGATCAATTCTTCTCTATGTTGTAAAAAGTATTCATGTTCGGAAAGCATGTCAATTTGCTGATCATTTCGTACAAATTTCCAAAAGTGAAAAGGATCTATGTTAACGAATTTTCCAGGTTCTGATGCGCCAGGTGTTCGCACAAATTTCCATCCTTTATAAAAAGCATCTGACCAAGCTTTCATTGTCTGATATCGCTTGTCAACGTGGGATAAACTATGTAATTCAGCCATTACAGCATCGCTAGGAAGAACCCATAAACGATTCGTTATTCTATCCAATCCTTTATTGTAAAGAAATACAGCCTGATTTGGTCTGGGCTTCGGTAAATAAGGCCAGGCATAGAACTTTCGACGAATAATGTTGGCAAGTAAGGGATCTTTAGCCAAAAGCATGATAATGCAGAATTCATTCTCATTTATAATGCTCTTATGATTTTCGATGCACTGTCGCAAAAACGGCATAATGTCATCTGACATTGCATGTCCGACTTCACGAGCATCATATTTAGTCTTGTCTTTTGCTAGTTTGTTTGATATTACTCCTGCTGTTTCTTTAGTCTGAATCATGATATTCTGAACTCCAATCTTGTTATTGCTCTATGCAGGTCTGCCGGTTCACACGACATTAAATGGAATCGTGGGAGAAGCATGGCACCCAAAACAGGTCTTCCTTCAAGAAAGATCTTAAAATCTTCGGGAGACATTTCCTCTATGTAGGTTAAGAAGCTCCGGAGAGCTACGTATACATCTTCCTTATTGGTATCCCTCATGAGAACAAATCCTCATTATAATTTTTCTTGTACCTGCGCCATTGCTGGGGAGTCGGATTTGGAATTATTTTTAACAATTGCTTTCTTAATATTTTTGTTCTTTTTTTTGACATTTTTATTGCTCTCTTTCAAATTGATGGTTTTCATATCTTTGGTAATTTTACGCACTTTCTCAAATTTATCTTTCTGTGCCGGATTCATTTCACCTTCCTTAGAAGGTGGCTTATAAACAAATTTAGCGGCCTCTAGCCTCTCCATATGTTCCTTATCTGTTAACTCAATGGAATAATGCTTTTCCCTCAGCCCTTCCACTTCGCGTGAGTTGTCGATCACAGTTCTTCTTTCAAACATGCATCCTTCCTTTTCCAATATAGTACTTCGATATTATTTGGCACATTCAACCCATCCCACTCTAATCCGTTAACCCATCCAATATATGTTTTACTTTTAGTCTTTAAAAACATTAATTCAAAGTCAGCAGGCAAGAATTTTTTTGCATCAGCCCATTTGTTTTCATCAAACTCTACATCTTTATAAGAAAACTTTCTTGGCTTGCCCGTTTTTTCATTATTAACCACATCGCGACTGACTTTTTTTAATTTCATTCTTATTTTCCAGGTTGTCTTCTTTAGAGCGTTTGAATTTAAGAACTAGTGTTCCATACTCAGCCAGAGCATTGACGAGAAAAGGGGAGCGAAAAATGAACTGATAATCTTCTGAAGTGAATCCACGTGAGCATTCAACTCTTAAAAATCCTGCTAGTAATTCGAGAGCTCTTTCTTTATTAAAGTTTACTAAATACTCTGAATACTTTAATAACTGCTTATCTTTTATTTTATCTATATATGGTTCATCTTCGTTTACTTGTGCTGCGATATAGCAATAATCGTCTGAAAGGGCATGGCATTCGCCATCAAAGTTTACTTCTGTCATATTTACTCTGTTTTAATGGGTCTTAGTCTAAAAAATCCTTTGTATTGAGGATTCTCCTCAATAAATAGTCTTGCATAATATGCTCGATGGTTATTGCTAATTCGAAACTTTTTGTCCCACCTATTATGCTCTGTAATCATTGAAATGGAATAAAGCTCTCGCCCTGAACTAATCGCCGATAGGATTTCTTGCTTATAATTCTCATAGATATGAGGATTATTCTTATGAAACTCTAAAAACTCTTTCCATAGCCTTGTGCTTTTATCAAATCCTGATCTCATTGGCATAAAGCTCAATTGCCCGGTTTTCTCGTCGCAATAAGTATTAATGATCGCACTCATTTGTTTTTGTGTGTGGAGTAGGTCTATCTTTGCCTGCTCGTGGTAAGAATGCGCCCCAGCCATTACTTTCTCCCTTTGGAGTCAAATCTTTGTTTACCTCCCATTGGTCATTGGGAACAGCACGTCCATCACCATGTTTGATCACATCTGCCGTCGTATTTTTTAAATAATCAGGATTGTGTTTATTTTTATTACTCATTGATCCTCAATTGTTTACTATGTAACGCGATGTAAAATGGGTTACGCTTTTTTCACGCACCCCATACTTTTTCGGGTCTTAATGCTTTTCTTTATGTTTCTTGGCATAATTAGCCAATCCGTCGACAGACTTTTTGTATTCTTCAGCTTGATTCATCTCGCTTGAATACTTTCCATCTGCTACGTCTGTGTCGGACATTTTCTTTTCCCAATGACCCTCATGGAATTGAGGCATTGCTGCTACTTTATCGTGAGGATGATGACTGTGTTTTTTATGTCCATGATGTTCTTTCATAGTTTCTCCTATACAGCTTCTGCTGATACTTGTTGATTTGCCTTATTAACCCCTCTAATGTACTCGGCCATTTCTAGGTTTGACCTAAAGTTGGCTAGATCCATGTCTTCTAATTCGATCATTTGTTTAACGATTTCCAGATCAGCCTTTGCAGTTTTGTACTCAGCATCTGCGTTGAGATCATGAATTTTAGCCATACGTTCGTTAGCAGCAGCCAGGTTATCTTGCTCTTTAGCCAAATCAGCTCTAGCTTTTGCAAACATTCCCAGGATTTTTGCATTATCCACTTTTTCAGCTTGTTGAGCTTCTGCTTGAGCTTGTTGTGATTGTTGTTGTTTTTCTTCTTCCATATCTGCAATGACTTGTCGTTTATTCGTAATGAATGCTGCTCTAAGAATGCTCTTATCAGGAATAGCCATTCCGAGTTGCTTAAAGTGGAGTAACTGCTGAAGTTCCATTTGTCTCTGTGTTGTTGAATAGTTACCCTCTTCAACAGCAATGGAGTATTTTTGGGAGTAACTTGAGAAGAATCTAGGATCTGCTTCATGGCCGAGAATGTTCCGGATCTTACCTTTGCTGAAATTCTTTCTAATAGCCTGCAAGAGGATCTTTCCATATAGCCTTTGGGTGTAATCCAATTTGTCGAATATAGTCTGTAGTGTAGTAAGTCCTGCGCCTTGCCTGAGCATGGATAAGATTCCGGACTTGTCATCTGTCGCACTGCCCAATAACTCTTCATTTACACCTGAAATTTTAGTAATATCCTCTGCCAGAGAACTAGATAGTTCAAGCAGAGATTGAGGAATAGCAACCGGCTCAATTCTTTGAATTTCATTGACTGCTCTTCCTGCTTTAAGAGGAATTAAGAATCCGTCTCCACCACTCGTTTGACGGAAGCATTTAGGATCTGGAACGACATCGACTGGGTAAATCCAACCAGCATTTAAAGAACTTTGTAATAGCTGGAGCTCAATTACCTTGCGCATATTATAGAGAAATTGTGCATCTCTGAGATTTCTGATAACGCCCTGTTTCCTCCATGCATATGCCTGGATGTCATTTTCTACGTAACACTGGGTTTGCAAGAAGGGGTATTCATCTATTGAAAGAAGGTTCTTTCCGTGATAGAATATTTTCCCACCCAGGCTGATAACAAGCTTAACAGTTGGAATTTCAACTTCTTGAACTTTTAGCCAAGGTTGTTGGTGCATAACTCTTTCGAATTCATCATCCTCGGCAGTTGGGTCATCTTCCCATTCGACTGCTTCACCTGTGTGTGGGTCTAGAATGATTTTCCCATTGCGTGTAGTACGATAGTAGAACTCGTCATAAGTAAATAAATTATTGATTGCAACATTTTGCAGTTCTGCTTGCATTGGGAATCGGCCATCTTTCATGCCTCCCGGTTTCATCTTTTCAATTTCTTTGGCACGACCTGGCAATAACATTTTAGAAGCATTCTTAGATGTCCAACGTCTACGCCAAATACCATTACAGTCAGAAAGATCTTGCTTTCTCGTGTACTGATCTATCAAATAATTATTCCATTGAACAGCGTCGCAAAAAATATCGCCTGAAATAGGGTCAAAAGTATAATCGGGATATATATGTAGAAGTGTTTCACCGGTATCAACTGCCCCCTCAAATGATTGTGAAAGGTATTCTTGGAAGCCATTGCGATCATCTACCCAGCGAATGACTTTGTTATAATCATCTGCCAATGGATCATCATTATCATGCACAGGGATAGTTACAGTAGACTTTCTGTTCTTTCTCTGAAAGCCGCAGATCATATTGATATGACGGCGAATTAAATTAAAAAAGAACCGTTGAACGCTCTGCTGATTCTGGCCATATACTTGATTATAGAGCTGTTGATCGCCCACTTTAAATCGTTTATCGATTGCGCCTTGGAGCCAATACGTGGAATTAGTCGTATAGTTAGACTGATAAAACCAATCCTGCATTTGCTTTAAATCTTTAGCTTGAACATCCGAAGGATCTATATATCCCAATGAATATTCGCTAGATTCATATGAACCCATGCGCATTCCTTTGTGCATTTAAATTATTTTATACCATGTTTAACCCTTTTTTAAAATATTTTGTTGATAAATTTTGTTTAAATTTTAGCAATTTGTTGCTGTCTCATGGTCTTTTCGATGTTAAATTTCTTCAATTGCTGCTGTAATTCTTCTATAATTTCTCGATAGCCTTGGGCTATTTCTTTTTGGCCTTTATATAGCCATTCATAGTCATGCGCTTTGGTTCTCCAATATTCGACTTCATTGACCCCTTGCATAGAATCCTCCTTTTCAGGTGACTGCTCTATTTGTATAAATGAGTCTTTAACGGGCGCGGTTTTAAACAATTTATCCTCTTTAAACAATTTATCCTCCCATTTTTGTTTTTCTTTTTTACATAGGTCACATTTACATTTATTCAATAAATCAATGATTTTATAAATGCAGTGGTCCGGAACGAAGTTATCCATTAGAAATATCCGCCAGGTGTTTGGCCGAGTGGCCCCCAAGCATCTTCTTCAAAGACTTGTCTTCTTAATTGTTCATAACTGATGTTTTCGTCGGGATGACTGAATTCGGCATTAGGGAAGGCAGAGCATACGGCATAACGTAATGCATCGCATATGTGGTCGTTCTTTTTGATGGGCTTGTCTTCGCCACGATCGGCTGCTTTAGAATCCCACGCATATGATTGGAGGTGCTCCCTTAGAATGGTGCAACCCTTTTGAATGACTATGTTTTTTCCGCCAATAAACTTTGAGCAGATTTTAATGCCAAGTAGTACATCATTATTGGCCTCAAGGACGGGTAATTCAGCTTGTCGCAAAGCGATTTTAAGTGAGGCGGCGGAAGGATCAACATAAATAGCAGAAACGTTTTTATAACCAATAAAGTCTTTGATATCTCGGACAAGTTCCTGGTCAGTTTTCGACCTACCCTTTTTAGCTGAATCGTAGTAATATTCCGCTTCGACCCTAATCTGAGGCCACTTATTCGGCGATATAGCACAAAGCACCGCGGCAGTCGCATTAGTAGTTCCGTAATCGACTCCAACAATATAGTATGAAGGCGCATGCATTGGATTTTCATATTCGTTATCTTTGTCATAGCAATCATAAATCGCACCATGGGCAAGTGCCCACTCGCCGAGGATGTAACGGTTGTACCACATACCCGAGTAAGACGCTTTGAGTTGTTGTTTGTATGCTTCATCAAGTGTAGGGTTATCCTCTAAGCTAAAATTCCAATGTATTAGGTCTAACTCCTGTTTATCAATGTAATCCTTCTTTAACCAATGAGCTGGGCCTTCTGGGTTGCACGTAGCTAATAGCTTTGCATTCGGGACACGTAATCTCGATTCTAACATTTTCCAAAAGGGTTCTGGTAAGTTCGTCGCTTCGTCCACATAGGCTAAAGCTAAGGTCGACCCTTGGATGGTAGATACCGCACTCACATCTGGGGCTCCTACAAACCAAACATCTCGCCCATATAATCTGTTCATTCCAGCTTTCTCTGTCGGACATGGGAAACCTAATCTTCGGTATAAATGTGTTAATATATTGCGTTGTATTGAAGTCCTGTTAACTCCAATAACCATAGCGTCCCCAGGGGGACCATTCTTTAAATCATAGATGAACCTTTCTAAACTGCTATACGTTTTTCCAGAACTAACTGCTCCAACCCAAATATTGAATCGATGTGTGGCTTCCACAAAACTCTTATTTTGTTTAGGGCTTGTTGACATTAGCCTCCAACTCAGCAATCCGATGCTGCAAACGCATAATCTCATGCGATTGGTCAATCTGTGGCTGATTAGCAGCTAAAGTATTAGTCAGTTCTGGCTCACGCATACCAAGTTCACATTTTGCAAGAAACATCAAAAGTGAGTAATTTCCGGGAGCTTTATTATTTAAAGCCTTGGCATACAACATACTACGAATTTCAGCTTTCCCACACTTGGCAGCATTGCCCGAATAATCGGCAAATCTCATACCGTATTCTTGACGGAATCTATCATAAAATGTATCGGGATCAATTTTAAATTTTGCGGAAATTTCCATTCCATTGCATCCGCATTCAATAAGCTTTTCAACTACTTCCCAATTTATTTCTCTTCGGGGGCGTGCCATACTATCCTTAAAGTATTTTCTTTAACTCATAGCAAATAATATATGAATTTGCAAGAAGTGTGTTTTTTCATTCTTTTATATTGCAAATAAATATGACAAAATGCTATATTAGGTTCATAAAAGCAAAGTTCGCCTAGAGCCTCGTTAAAATGCGCGAGTAGGCTTGAGCTAGCAAAAGTACACATTAACAAAAAAAGGGTGAATCATGTATAAAGACACATCAATATTTCAAGGCATTACGCAATATAAAGATTCTTCAGGAACAGAATGGAAGTTTGAAGAAGATGGCGCAACGTTTAAATTTTATGTATTAGAGAACGACAATTGGCATTATCAGGGAGCCATGAAAAAGACAAAAGGAAACATAGCGTATATACATTCTAAATTCATTAACTCACAGCAAAGCTAGGTGAATTCACTGCCGTACAGGCAGCAAACAAAGGATTAATCATGAACAACGACCGTAAAATATATACATACGCTAAAAAAAGACGCGACTTTTTAAAGTCTGAATTAAATGACTCCAGCAAAGTACAGATTGCTAATATAGAAGAGATTTGCGAGCTAAAAGGTGAAATATACGCTTTAGAATACATAATGGAATTTGTAGAAGATATAATTTTGTGTAATGAGAGAGATATTTTAGAACAAACAATAAACTTATGAGATAAAAATGACAAAAAAATCATGGGCTAAAGGACGCAGTGAGAAGTTTTTTACGATTAGTGTGTCTGAAGAGACTATTGAATTGGTTCGTAAAATCTCAGAAAGCGAAAAAATCACGATGAAAGAGTTGATAGCTACAATCGTTAAAATGTATGATAAAACCCGGACATAGATCCGGGATTTAATTTAAGCCCTATGAACTTTGCAATTTGGACATGCATGGTCGATGAGATGAGCTGCGTGACACTCTGGACATTCTATATAAATGAATATGTGGTAATCTATAATTTCCCAAGCGTCAAAATCTTGAAGTGATAGCTCTGAGCAAATTTCATGTAATGTTGAATTTTTTATGTATACATCTTCATTTTGGATAATGTACTCAGTAGGCGATAAAAGAACACGGCATCCAATGCCAATTCTTTCCATGCTTTCGCTTTGTTGTGCAAATGCTGATGAACACAGCAAGACCGTAAGTAAAACTAATTTTTTGAATAAATTCATTTTTCATCCTTTTTGATAATTTCATTCTATTACGGAATATCTTTTTGATTCAATCATATCTAGTTTTTCCATAATCTCAACTATTCCTATCCCGTCTCCAGAAGGATTAGGTGTCCATATTTTATTAACCATTGGCATCTGGTATAGATATTGTAAGATAAAAGTTTCGTTTACATTTATTTTTTCGTATTCAGGAGTGCTAAAGTCAAAACTCACTACGTGTTTGCTTCCTGACGGAAATTTAATTCTCATCTTAGCAAACCATTTGTTATCTTTATCTGTCCAAATCACAGCCATCACTCCAGCTACATATCTCTTTGAAGTCCCAAAAATAGAATTCCATAGATTGTCCATTTCTTCATTATCGACCTCAGCAAATAAGACACCTCTGTAATTTTTGCTAAAGTCTGTTAAATCGAAAATAAAATTATTTTTATCCATCGTTTATTTTCCTAGTTATATACCAAATTGCTTTTCTCAAATCTTCAGTTCTATCACCTTTTTTCCCTGCACGCAAAATATATTTCACGGCATTACCAAGGCAAAAGTCCAATTCAAAGTCTTCTATAATGTCAATCACTTCATACTTTGCACCTTGATAATGTTTCGGATGATTTACTGGAGTCGATGGGCAATCACAATCTACAACATGATTCCCACATATATCGCAATCAGTCATTTTTTCCCCTTTGTTTATCAATTGTACGATATTTTCGAATATCTGCGTGTAATCGTTGTTACTCATCAAAGATCCCTGCATAATGACAAATAGCTTCATTCATTTCTTTTTTAAACACATTGTGTGAAATTCCACTTGATTTATAATGCATCGCTAAAGCATACATCATTGCGCTCACCCATATAGCTCCTTCTATGTTGCTATTAAATTCTTGAAGTTCCAGGATTAATTTGACAGCTTTTTCTACTTGTTCGTCATCTGTTGCTTTTCCAGGTCTATGCTCTCTTTTCATATCACTGATCTTGAGTCCGTTTCTTCAAAGTTTAAATTAAATTTTTTCCCACAACAAAGCTTAAATAACTCTGGATGCAATTCACAATCACAATCTTCATGATTAATCCAGTCTAAAACAGATTGATAAATTTTTTTAGATTCTTCTTCATTCATATCTCTACTCGTATGGGTTTATTTACTGGCTTATATTTTTCATTTACATGGCTGCAGTTAATCATTTTGCACTCTTTTCCTCTGACTGCTAAATCTTCACCGTAAGCTTCATGAACATGACCCCATAACCAAAGCTTTGGAACCTTATCACGCTTAGCCATCTCGGCTGCTAAAGTCTTACTCCCAGCATGAAATAGTGTACCCTCGTGAGGCAAAGGAATTCCATCGCATATTCCAAAAGGCGGACAGTGAGTAATAAGCACATCAGTATCTTCTGGAATTTTTTTCCATATCTTTGCTAGTTCTTTGTCAGGCTGCATAAAAGCGGCACAAGCAGGGTTGACTTTTTCGAAATATGGAGTCCAAGGAGAACCATAAAATTTTACGCCATCAATTACTACTTCTTCATCTCTCAAATAAGTAGCTCCAAGCCAATCATTTGTAAAATAAAATAAACCATTCTCAATACATCCATCATGATTTCCGCATACTAAAATGCGGTGCTTGTAATCCTGAGCGCACAGCCAATTCCTAAACTCTAGATATTGCCATTGTCTATCAGATTTAGTTAAGTCACCAGCTATTATAAGAACATCCCCGCCTTTTGTTTTTGGGTAAAATCCATGTAGATCTGCAATACAATCAATTTTCATCTTTCATCATCCAATCGTATAAAGTTGCTATTTGTCTTTCAACTTCTCGTTTAACAAACTTTTCTATTTGAATCGTCCCAAATTTATAACCGATTAAAAATCCAATAATGCAAAAAAAAAACTTATCCATCTTTCCTCACTAATTTAAATCCTGGATTACCATCATTGTGAGTAAGATGAGTAAATCCATGCTTTTTGCATAGACGAATGAGAAGAATGAGAATGTCTGAAGTGAGCCAGCCATCAATAACTGCATGAGTATCATAAACTTCGATGATATATTCTAATTTCATTTAATCACCCTTAATTTTGAAATATGTTTTGCTGTCTGTCTTTCAACAAATCTTCTGTTTTGTCTGCTACGTTCTTTTCCATCTTTATCTAAATAATGACAAAAAAGCATTGGATGGGACTCATCTCCAAATTTTCTGCAAACATCAGGGCGATCTTCATAAATATTACAAATACTATCATAATTAAGAAATACACAATGAGCACATTTAGTAATAGGTATATAGCAATCACCCTCGGCGACATCGATGGTTTCATCTGCAACTCTTATAATTTTGTCTTTGTTTCTCTTGTAGATTTCTTTTGGAATAGGAACAATTCCACAGCACTCAGCTTTACATTTTGAATGCATCTTTTTACAATTAAAACAGTTCATTTAGCTACTCCAAGTTTATTAGCTTGTTTTACCATAAACTTACACTCTTTAATACAATAAGATAGATCTCGATAAACAGGATTGAACAAAGGATGATCCTTCATCCTTTCTGGGATAGGGAAAATATTAGGGATAGGATATTGTTTGCGAAATTCTATCATCGTTGGCACCATGTCTGTCAAATGACCACAATCAAATCCAATAACAAGATTTTCTCCTTCATATTTCCTATATGTAATGCCCCCATGACAGCTAATTGAAATTTCCTTTTTATCAATAGCCGACAAAGGATGATCTTTAGGTAAAAATATATACCCGCAGAAATGTCCCCCAAAATAAACCTCGTCTTTGGCAAAAGGCTCTCGTTTAACAACTCTTTGCACCACACACTTAATGCCTCGATATTTAAACTCGATATCATCTGGTTCATCCAGCCAATCTCCGTAACCAAAATGTTTTAATTTAAATGACCTATCAAATAGTTCTGTCTTTTTCATGTTCCTGCTGCTGTTGTTGTTGTATTTTTTCAAGATATCGATATAAAGTGAATCGCGATATCCCGAGCTCTTTAGAAATCTTGCTTTTTGACGTCCTAGTCTTCATCAATTCTTTTAATCGACATTGCATTAAGAACGTTAATTTTGTTTTACCGCCTTTATATTTTCCTTCCTTCTTTGCTTTTTCAATTCCAATTCTTTGCCGTTCCTTTGCCAGTTGAGAAAAGAAATGTATAAACGATTTCATCATATCATAGGCAAGTTTTGACATTATATCATTTTTTTTACCCAGGATTATACTTTCTCTTACAAAATTAACTTGAACACCTTTTTTCAAAAGAAATTCAACAATCGCATCAAGATCGTACCCATTACGACCTAGTCGATCCATGCATTCAACAAAAACAACATCGTCATCTCTTACATATTCTTTAAGATTCGCCAATCCATGTCTGTTTTTTGTAGAGTATCCTGTTTCGATGTCCACAAATATCCGATCTAATTCGATCCCAATTAATTGACTGTCTGGATTCTGCTCGTTCGTGCTGACTCTTTTGTATCCGATTTTTTTTCCTTGTCCCATAAATCTCTTCCCTCTTCTAATCTTAGGATCGCGTCAAGCATTCCCTTAGCATACTGAAGACCCCAAATCTGACCGTTGGCTCTTGCATATTCGGTCATATTACATTCTTCAGTGTCTGCTTCTGACTGTTTATAAATAACATCGATATTGCACTGGAGGCTCTCTTGCATAATCTTCAACTTCTCAAATAAGGGCTTATGCAAAATAGATTTGATGTCATCTGGGTCCATCTCCGCTCCATAGCGATTAGACTTAGGAAGCATGAGCTCCAAAGTGTCAGCAATATAAGCCACGTTATTTTTTAGCTCTTGAATCTCGCCTTCAATATCTTTCATTTTAATTTATCCTTTATCATTACAAGCTGTCCAAAAATGCAAAATAATAATGTTAAGTATGCATCTTGATAATGACCAGTGAACATCATGAGCAAAACCAAGATGCATATAACAGTTATGAAATTGCTACTTTCCACCTTTATTCCTTTCTTCTATTGCGCAAAGACGGCCGTGAAAGTCTTTCATTTCTTTTTGTATATTATCAATAATTGTCATCATGTGACGCATATCTGATCTTGATTCGGATCTATTCCAAAAAAATAACCCGACAGTTGATCCTATAAAAATAATGAATTGAATCCAGTCCATAAAACCCTCCTTAATTGTTGCTTGCAAGTTTAAGACATGATGTTACATTATGTCAAGCGATAAAACACTGATTTCAAAAAGACAAGTGGAGACTGTTTTAAAAAAATGATGTACTATACTAAAGGAGAGTACCCTAATATTACACCAATCAAATGACCATCAAATAAGAATTGAGTCGCTTACGTTTTTTCACCGACTGTCATAAAGCTTTTCATGGAGCTGGTCTATTTTTTTTCTGAGATACTTATTTTCTTTAACCAGTTCTTCATGGACATAAAGAATATCGCAGAGTGTATGTTGTTTTGGATAGTTAGGTATATGGGAATATTCTAAGTCCAAAGGTAAAAGAGAACATAAGGGTGGCTTTAATGCTATACTTATATTTCTATTGCAGCTTGGGCACTGAATCGATGTTCTGTCCATTTGAATCTCTCCTTACCACATAACACTTACCCAAAGGTGTGTCTTCCAAGTCTTCTGGTTCATATTCGATATTGTATTTTTTTAGAAAGGATTCCGAAAAGTGGATGTTGTTTGAAAATTTAACATAGAGCTTGTTCTTTTTAGGTTTTTCACTCATAAGATATTCCACAATCTGGTGTGTTTTTCAAAACTTCGTCAGAACAAGGGGAAGATAAAATAAGGTCGCGAATTATCTGGTCCTCTAGTTCATACCTCTCTTTTGTCTTTTTTTCTTTTTCAAGACGATTTAACTCTTCGGCGACATTTACTATCCGTCCATCGGAAGTTTTTACAAAGAGGCAACCATGCCATTCTTCTTCACTGTGTCTCATTCTGTAACCGACTCCTTCAGTTGTACGATTCCATCGTACGGTTGGAATTTAAAAGCTCCAGTCATGAAGCAATCATAGCATTTATCAATCTCTGATATCCTTTCACCAGTTCGAGTATTTTCGACAATAGTGTCGTGCCACTTTCCACATTCTACACACTTTCGGGAATTTCCAGGCTGCTGTTTATAATCTGGATTGATTAATTCAGCCGGAGGATCTTCTCCTTCGTCAAGAGGGATCAGCTTCGCATTCAGTTTTTTTGCTTTCATATATTTTAAATGGGTCATACCTTCTAAACATTATAGTTTTTCCGGCCGGAAGTAGCAACGGACATTCGTCTTCGGTCGTCAAGTCTTTCAAATAGGCGTTGGTCATTGCGGTTAACAAGTCTAGGTCGATAGCCCAACCAGTGAGTTTTGAGACCCTTTTTTTCTTTAGCCTGTTTTTCTTCAATAATCGCCCGCTCATAAAGCTCCATAAATTGCTGATGCTGCTGTTTTAATTTTGTCAAGGTGGCCGGAAATTTCTTAAACTCATTAGAATTTACCTTTTTTTTTAGGAATTCTGCAATTTTAAGCAACTTTTTAGCAGAAAAACCAAAAGTTGGTGTCGACAGCAATTGCGGATTGAACCGCATTGGAATAGAAGGTGGATGACTTTTTGTAGTAAAAACCATTTATTTTTTCTTTTTACTTTCTTCTTTTTCGCGTTTTTCTATATTTTTCAATATCGCATTAGCTGTCTTTGTATGAATTGATTTTGTCGTTTTTGCTGCACTTTTCAATCCCATTTTTTTTTCATGTGCGTGTTGTTTGGCTAATTTTTTTTCTTGATCCCACAATTCATCATTAAACATTCTTAAACCTTTTTACCTTCTTTTAATCTTTGCTCGCGTCTTTTGCCTCTATTGAGCTCCTCTTGAACTTTCTTATGAGCCATAACTTCGTGCTTTCGGTAGCCTTTTGCTGTTTGTGTTTTGCCTTCTGCGAAAGCATTACTCCTTTCAACATTTATCTTTCGAATTCTTTTTTCTCCGACCTCTTTCTTATAAGCTATCTTCTTCATTCCCTTCATTGTTTCTTTAATTTTTTTTCCCATTTTCATGTCCTTTGTTGATAAATTCTTCATGCGATATTAACTCATCGTTTCTTTTAATAATAGCATTATGTCCACTTTTTGCGATAAAATTGATGTACCTTTTTACAATAAGGTCACAATATGCCGGTGACAATTCTATACCTATGCATTTACGACCTAGTTTTTCCGCTGCTATTAGAGTCGTTCCGGATCCCAAGAAAGGATCATATACCCAATCGCCGGCTTCCGTATGATTCTTAATAGGACGCCCCATACATTCAATAGGCTTCTGTGTTCCATGTCCTTCTACTTTATCGTCTACCTCATCGGTCTTTTTCCTGCCTACTGGGTTTAAATTAGCTATATCCCAGACGGTGGATTGCTTTCTGTCTCCTTGCCAGTTATGCTGGTTCCCTTTACGGACAGCGTAGTAGCAAGGCTCGTGCTTCCAGTGATAATCACCTCGCCCGAAGGCGAAGTTTTGCTTATTCCATATAATTTGGGAAACAATCTCAAATTCACAGTCGGCAAGGTTCTGGGCGACGGTTCCGGCATGTTTCCCTCCGTGCCAGACATAGGCGATTGCCCCTGGGAAAAGGGAATATGTGATGCGCCAGTCGGCCTTATCGTCGTTGAGGACTTTGCCATTCATTTTTGTGGCTGATCTGAACTTTCCTTCGGACTTGATGTTGTTTCTCCAGGTGGGATCGTAGTTGACTCCGTATGGGGGGTCTGTGACCATGATTCTTGGTTCCTCACCGCCGAGCGCATGAGAAACACAACTAGGATCGCTACTATCACCGCAAACAAGCCTATGGGGTCCAAGCTCATAAATGTCTCCTAATTTTGTTATTGCTTCTTCTTCTTTACCTAAAGGTACTGGTTCGTCTTCTTCTGAAAGATCAGACTCGATCGTTTCAATTTCTTTTGTAAGCCCTAAAAGCTGTTCTTCTGTAAATCCGTAATTTAGTAAATCAAGCACGTCAAATTCGTTAGCTAATATATCATAATCAAAGCTGCCCTGAATAAGATTATGCCCTATTAGCAGCTCTTCTACTTCCTTTTCGTCTAATAGTCTGTCGGGTATTTGGCACTCTATCTCCTTGACTTTCATTCGCTTAAGTATTTTTATGCGCTGGTGTCCGCAAATAAGAGTAATATCCTGGTTGAGTATGGGTTTGTCAATCAATCCAAACTTTGTGATTAGCCCTTCTAATTGAGTTAGTCTGTCTTTTGTTATTTGTCGGGGGTTTTTTTTGTGTGGTTGGATATTTTTTATTGGTATTTTTTCTAGGTGCCATTCAATCATTTGTAAGTCCTTTTTAAAATAATTTCTTTGTATCAGAAAGCAAGATTTTATTTTACTTGTTTTTTTACAAATATGATGACAAACTGTAAACTTTGGAGAAAATTCAATGCAGCTAGAGTTAAATTTTGACAATAAAAGTGAACCTGAACTGAGGCTTGCTAACATGCAGCAGCAAATAGATGATGCTGTTGAAAGCATGGGAAAAGTTCGCCGTAAACTTTTTTCGCAAATAGATCTTTTGAAAAAAGAGATGGACTCAATTAAGGCAGAAAATGAAATTCTCAAAAATCAAATCCGATCATTTAAAAATGAAAAAATTGAATGGAAATATCAAAACCAAGATTTTCTTTTCGAAATGATAGAGCCTGTAGTTGCAATCTGTTGATTCTTAATAGTTTATTTTCATAGGTTCAATCTCGATCCTAATACTTAATCTAGTTGCTTTTTCTTGACGATATTGCCATTTTATCCGTACATCAGAGTCCGCATGTCCTTTATTTTGTCGTATTTGTCCTTTTTTTGTGATATAATTCACCACCTTCTCCGGAAACAGGCAAGCTCCCATTTCATCTTTTATCCATTTGAATGACATTCGCAGATTATCTTCCTCGTCCATTTGCTTGGGCCCTAAGCGCACAAACGTAACTAGGCAAGGTATAGGTAGCTCCCTAGTCTCTCGATTGAACAGAGAACGTATAAAGAATTGCTGCTGTTTATGCCGTCGCGTTTTGATATGCGGATTTTCATAAGCATTAGTTTCATCGCAAGTTTTGATAGGAATATCCCAAATAATTTTCTCTAGCATAGTTGTTTGACCAAATCATTTTGACAAACCTTAATCATATCGAAAACATTACGGCAATCGATGGACTTTTTGCGTAGGTAATTGGCTATTTGCTCTAGGAATCCTTTGTCTTTGAAGTAGATTTTGTCATGCTCTGTCTCGAGATATTCATTGCCATCTTGAATGCCTACTTGATCAAGCCTTATGCCGTTTTGGTGAGCTACACGGTAAACCTCTCGGTAATAGCACTTGTTAAAGCCCTCTGGATTTACAGGCGTGGTGTCAGATTTCTTAGGCTTTGGAATTTCAGGCTGGACTTTGCATGCCCATTTCAATGCAGCGGCTACTCCCTTGGTTAAAGGCTTATCGTTTTTGGCAAGCCAAAGCAATGCATACCGGACTCGTTCGATAGGGTAAGTTTTAGTAATCTCGATCTTGTCGGCAGCAGGAATGTCGATGTCTTTTAATTCTTTGTAAAAAGAAGCAGCAGCAGACTGTTGTTGCTGTTCTCTTGTATTACTGCTATTCGTATTACTATATATAGGGGATCGATTTTCCCAAGTGAAAACCGCTTCCCCTTTTTCGGGTTGCGGTGAATCGGCTTCCCCTTTTTGGGGTTCCGGTAAAAATTTTTTGAAATTCGGATCGCTTTCTTTTTCTTGTTTTATGAGTGCAATTTCTTCCTTCGAATCGGATATGATAAACTCGATCGGAGTTGCCCTTCCCTTGTCATCCCTTGTTTGATACCGGTAGGCATAACCCTGCTCGATACATTCGGTAATCACCGCATAGATTGCTTTATCGCCTTCTTTTAAAACGCTAACAAGGTGATCCATATGAAACACCCAATCGTCCTTTTTTGTCAGGCAATATCCAATAAAACCCTTAGCCTTCAGGCTGAGTTTAGTATCCTCGAACATGCTATTAAGTAGTTGGACAAATTTGAATCGGCGGTCTTTAACGCCACGGACAGTACTCATGATTCTATCTCCTAAATAATTTTGTTTTTTTCTAGGAAAAAGATAGACGCAAAACATCCAGTTTGATATATTCAAGCGTGAGATTCTTTTTCCTAGGTGAGATGCTTTTTCCTTATCCTTAGTTTCTATATATTCAAGCGTGAGATTCTTTTTCCTAGTAGTTTCTGATG